GTTGCTGCCGGATAAATTCAACGGCACAGATGCGGCTGTTGCTGGCCAGCGCCACAAGCGTTCCAGCCTGCCTGTGCAGCGCAACCGATCGCAACCAAGAATAGCGTTTAGTTTCCGCCACTTGCGCCAATCTGGACAAGCGCAGGAACGTGTCACAACTGACCTGTAAAGGCATGGTGAAACCCTTCTTTCTTAGCTATGCAGGTTAAATTTTATCTTGACACCCTGTCAACCTCAAACTAGTCTGCATCAAGTATTTCTGCAACCAAGGATGAAAACCGATATGAAACCCACCGTTACGCTTGCTTTTGACAGCGTTGCACAAATGGTTGAATTTTTCGCCGGGCGCGTGAATGTTCAAGTGACAACCGCCCCGACGATCACCGCAACCGCAGGATTTGCGCAGCCGTCCGACGATGAAGATTCCGGCCCGATCAACGCGACCGCCCCGGCACTGGATTCGCGGGGCCTGCCGCACGACGAACGGATTCACGCCCCGAAGAAAACCCTGAACGCGGATGGTTCCTGGCGCAAGAAACGCGGCGTTGCCGAAGCACTTGTTGCGCAATGCGAAGCCGAAGCCCGCGCCGCACAGGGTCAGGTCATGCAGCCGACCGCAAGCGTTCCGATGCCGCAGCAGCCTGCCGCCCCGCAATTCGGCCAGCAACCGCCGCCGATGTTCAACCCCATGCAGGCCCCGCAGTTCGGCCAGCAACCGCCCGCAGGCACCTATCCGCCCGCACCGCAGCCCACCCAATACGCCCCGCCGCCGCAGTTTCAGCCCGTCGCAGCCCCCGAACCTGTTGCGCCCCCTGCACCTGTGCAACCTGTGCCGCAAAGCCCGGCAGTTGTGGATTTTTCGGGCTTCATGACCATGCTGCAACGCAGTATGCAGGCCGGAAAGATTGACGCCGGATATATCAACTATCTGGTGCAGAAGCTGAACGCGGAACGCAGCGCCGGAATTACGGCGATTACCGACATTCACGCCCGCCCTGATCTGATCGAATACGCCGCCGCCGTTGTGAACGGCGAAGGTCGCGGGGCCTGAATGTTCACCGTGCATTCAACCGCCCTTCAAAGGGTCATGAATTGCAACGGTTCGCGGTTAATGGGGGGTGCCCTGGCACCCTTCATTTCCGGGGGCGAAGAAGGCGAAGCGGCGCAATTCGCAGCAAAGGCAATTTTCAGCGGCGTTGCGGGCAAAACCCTGATTGGGCAGACCGCACCGAATGGCGTTTTTGTCACCGATGAAATGCTTACCGCAGCGGAAGAATTCTGTAATTCCGCGAAAATTCCGAACGCACCTTTCGGGGCTTTCTATGACGTTTCGTTTCAGGACGCGAAAGGAAAATGGCGCGTTGAAACGACTGTTGATCACGTTGCGTTAATCGGCCAGACGCTTCATGTTGATCAATTTGTATACGGTTGGGGCATCATTGAACCGGAAAACAATTGGCATTTGATTGCCTGCGCGCTTGGCTGGCTTGAACAAAATCCGACATTCAAGCCGGAAACAATCGTTCTGACAATTCATCAGCCCCGCGCTGCGCATCATTTCGGGCAATCGCGGGATTGGTCTGTTGATCTGAAAACCCTGCAAAAATACAGAACGTCAATCGGTGAAGTTCTGACAGCACCAAGCGACGAATTGCGCACCGGAATGACGTGGTGCCGGAAGTGCCCCGGTTTGGCAAGATGCCCTGCGGCTCAGGGTGCCGCCATGAATGCCATTGATTACGCAGAAACCGCAGGGGATGCCGAACCGGAAAACGACACCCTTGCGCGGGAACTTGACGCACTGGAAAGGGCCAAGGCTGCGATTGAAAACCGGCTTGACGCGCTTGTGAAAGTTACCGCGCATCGCGTCAAGAATGGTCAGCATGTCGGAAATTACGCGATGGCCGAAGCCTTCGGAAATCGCACTTTGAATAACGGTTTGGACGCCGCAACGCGGCATATGTTCACCGGCAAAGATTTGCGCAAAGATGCGCTGATAACCCCCGCGCAGGCAGTTCTTGCAGGGGTGCCGGAATCCGTGGTGCAGGGCCTTTGCCACCGTCCGAAACGGGGCGTCAAACTGGTAAAAGCCGATCCTGCGAAACTTGCCGAAAAACTCTTGAAAGGATAAGAGAAATGCCGACCGAAGTTCTAACCGGCGTGGGCCGGATCGTATGGGGCCACCCCATGCGGGCGCAAGAAAAGAAGTATATGGACGGCCCGAACAAAGGGCAAACCGTGCTTGGTAAAGACGGCCAGCCGGTTGTTCAATGGTCATTTGGCGTTGCATTCCCGAAAGCGGAATTCGGCCCGATCTGGCAAGCGATGGAAGCCGAAGCCCGCACCGGATATCCGCACGGCGTTCCGCAGCGGTTTTCATGGAAATACAAGGACGGTGACGGGATCGACGGAAACGGGAAGCCTTTTGCCGACCGTGAAGGGCATCCGGGGTGTTACGTTCTGACTGTGACGACCGAAGCCTTCTGCCCGCCATGTTACATTTTTGAAAACGGGCAATATCGGCAACTGGTGGAAAAAGAAATCAAGTGCGGGGATCACGTCGCATTGAAACTTTCTTTGAAAGTCAACGTTGCCACCGGCACGAACACCCCTTCGCTTTACGTCAACCCTGTTGCGGTCCAGCTTGTCGGCTACGGTAAGGAAATCGTCAATTCCGGCGTGAATCCGAACGATGCTTTCGGCGGGCGTCAATTTGCCTTGCCCCCTGGCGCATCTGCAACCCCGATCAGCAGCGCACCGGCTGGCGTTGGTATGCCCATGGGTCAACCGCCCGGCCAGCCGCCGCAGCAATACGGCGCGCAGCCTGTCTATATGCAACAGCCCCCCGCAGCACCCGGCTATCCGCAGGCACCGCAGCAGCCGCAGTATGGCGCACCGCCGCCCATGCCCGACCAAGCCCCGCCCCCCATGGGATACCCGCCGCAGCAGCCCGCACCGGGCGGTTACGCGCCGCCCCCGATGCCGGGACAGATGCCGGGGCGATAGTCGGGCCTGCCAACGTTGCGGCGCGGTTCCAAGTGAGCCGTGCCGCCTTGGCTGGCGGGCAGGCAAAGACGTGCTAACATATGACGGGCCGAACGGACAAACCGTTGATTGCATCCCGTTTTAACATAGTGCGCCGCAATGCTGCGGCGTGTCTTTCACATGAGGAACACCGTGACTTCGCAGGAATGGTTGTCAGGCACCCGCCAACCGGGCGATTGATCAGCGTTGACGGATGGAGTGAAACAGCCGTGCATCTTCGAATGCTGCGCGGTTATACGTCACCTTACAAGCCTTCCGAGCAAGAAATAAAAGTGCACAACATGCTTTATCAAATCACTAGGATAAAAAGACCAATGAAACAAAACTGGCTGGAATCCTTGTTTGATTGGTTTTAAGCATGACTTTTAGCCTGAATCATGCTATAACCTATGATGTGGAAATTTTCCCGAACGTGTTCACGTTTTACGGGGAATACCTGAACACCGATCAAGGTTTCAGATTTGAGATTTCCGACTATCGGGACGACCGCACCGCGCTTTTGCAATGGTTTGACTATTGGTCACAGACCCAAACGCCGATGATTGGATTTAATTCCGTCCACTTTGATTATCCTGTTTTGCATTTCATCAAGAACAACCCGAACGCTGCTGTCGGGCAAATTTACGAATTTGCAATGTCGGTTATCAACAATAAAAACCGCTTTGCAGATGTTATCTGGGATCGTGACAGATTCGCACCCCAGGTTGACCTTTTCAAGATTTACCACATGGATAACAACGCCAAGCGCACCAGCTTGAAAGCGTTGGAAATCAACATGCGTTCCGAAAACGTCATGGAAAGCCCTGTTGCGTTTGGAACATACGCAACACCTGATCAAATTGAAAACGGGATCAAGCCTTACAACCGCCATGACGTGAAAGAAACCAAGCGGTTTGCAAAATATTCCATGAGTGCCATTAATTTTCGCATTGGTCTTATGGATCAATTCGGGGTGGAAGTTCTTAACTGGAATGACACAAAGATCGGGGAAAAAATCCTTGAACAGAAAATTGGTGCGGATATTTGTTATTACCGCGACGAATACGGACGGAAACAAAAGCGTCAAACACCACGCGACCGAATCCCGCTTGCCGATGTTATTTTTCCTTACGTTCAATTTAACAACCCGGAATTTCAACGTGTTCTGAACTATCTGAAAACGCAGACACTTTCACGCGAAGAACTGATTAACGATGAAGGCGAACTAACTGCATCTGACCGGATCAAAACCAAAGGGGTTTTTGCCGGTCTAAGCGCATATGTCGGGGGCGTCAAGTTTGACTTCGGCACAGGTGGATTGCACGGAAGCGTTGAAAAGCAGCATGTAAAAGCCGGAAACGGCTTCAAAATTCGTGATATTGATGTGGCATCGCTTTATCCTTCTATCGCCATTGTAAACCGGCTTTACCCTGAACACCTGGGGGAAGCATTCGTTGCGGCTTATGCCAGCTTGCCAATTGAGCGGAAAGAATGGCAGAAGAAAAAAGGTAAGAAATGCGCAGAGGCTAACAGCCTGAAACTTGCAGGCAATGGCGCATATGGTAAAAGCAACGATCTGTTTAGCTTTTTGCTTGACCCAAAGTTTACAATGACGATCACCGTCAACGGCCAACTTATGCTTGCCATGCTTGCCGAAGCCTTGGCTTCCGTCCCGACATTGCAAATCATTCAAGCAAACACGGACGGTATCACATATTATATTCATGAATCGTATCTTGAAACCGCAAAGAAAATCGAAGAACAATGGCAGGCTTTCACACTCTTGACGCTGGAAGATGCCGAATATTCTGACATTTGGGTGAAAGACGTAAACAATTACGTCGCCCGCAGTTTGGACGGCACGTTGAAATTGAAGGGGGCTTACTGGCACCCTGAACCCGGCGAACGGTATTATGACAGCATCAGCGAAGCGCAGCCGCCCGCGTGGCACAAAGACCTTGGAAACCTTGTCAGCATCAAGGCTGCGGTTGCAGCGATGGTTCACGGTGTTGACCCTGAAACGTTCATTCGACTGCATACCGATCCGTTTGACTTCATGTGTCGCATCAAGGTCGGGCGTTCCGACATTCTGAAACACGGGAACCGTGAAATTCAGAAAACCACGCGCTATTTTGTGAGTCGCACAGGCTTGCCGATGGTCAAGATTTCCCCGCCGCCTAAAGGTGCGCAAATTGGTGAATTCAAGCGGGCACAAAAAGTAACAGACCGCGAATATGCCGCAGTAATGTCACAAATTGGCCCCAATGTTTGGGATGAAAGAATTCACACCAAGAACAAGTCACGCCATGAAATGCGAGAAACAAACATTCAGGCCGGGCAACTTTTGACGGTTTGCAACAATGCCGCAGATTTTTCGTTTGAATGTCTGGATTATTCATGGTATATAGCCGAAGCAAGAAAGCTGATAGTCAGATGAAAACGCTTGTTCGCTTGATCGGAAAAGACGGCAGAGTTCACAAGGAAGTCAACCTTGATCATGAGAAACTTTGCACAAGTTCTATGATCGTCAAGCGGAATGGCTATTACTACGCCTTCAAACGGATTGAAGGAACTACACCAGTTTTTGCAGAAGTCAACCAACCGTGGGATATATCAAATGAAACGTGAAGAAATCCTTGATGAAGTCAAGCGCATCATCACCAAAGACCGCCAAGACTTGCACGGAAAGCCGGAAGATTCTTTCGGTCTGATTGCACAGGCTTGGACGGCTTACCTGCAAGACAAGGGATTGCTGCATCCTGTCGCTGCGGTTTTGCCCTATCAGGTCGCGGAAATGATGGCGGAACTAAAGGAATGCCGTCACCGAATCAACCCTGAGAATCCCGACAACCGCCTAGACCAAATCGGTTACTTGGCTTTGTCGATTGAACTGCGCGACAAAGCGGAGGGAACAGTGGCGACCACGAACCACACAGGGGTTTCTGAATACGTTCAAGTTGTCGGCAGGATGAAACGAAACACGCCCGTTGACACAGTGAAGGAACCGGAAGGGGATGCGGCGAAGCTGGCACCAATGCAGTGCCCAAGTCTTGCCGTTGTCAAATTTCACAAAGATTTTCCGATGCCGCTTTTTAACGGGCAATACTTGGTTTCTTTGGTTGAGAAACGGCTATACCGTTCATACGAAAACACTTGGAATTGGCAGTCCGCACAAATTTTCCGAATTACAGATGATATTGACGCGGTTCCTTCAAACTATGGCGGGCGACTCTATGATGAAAAAACCGGCGTTCTTTACCAATGCAGCCCGGTAATGGCACCGCGCATTCTGGCCGCATATGGCGGTGACGGTTCGCAGCAATGGCAAGACGAATTGCAGCACCTTGATCTTACCGGGGCTGCAAGTGTGAAAATCCGCTAAT